GGAATTATGGTTTGCATTGCGCAAACTTCTTTCTAAAATATAATTCTCTCCATTTCGGAGGGGATACCAGTATTGGTCTGGAATCAAAATGTTTTCGTGTTCGAATTCTTCATTGTTTGAACACACTTACGATTACATCTGTCAATTGCAGGGAACTCATCCTTCCCGATACATATTGTTCTCTTGACAGAGATAAATGACGACTTCTTTTAGTAACCTAAAGGGTTTTGGAGGCAACTCCTTTACCCTATCTTACTACAAGATTCAAATTTTGATGACGTTACGGCTTTTTGCGAGTTTTCAAAATCTGCTTGAGACCCTACCGAAACCTGGCTTCAACACCCAGTTGTATTTTTGTAGGATCATCTCTCTGCAGTTCTTCCAAGCACACCTCTACTATGTAAAAGTCCAAACCTCTTACATTTGTGTCCCTCTCTCTTTGACCTAATTGTAACCGAGTGACGTTAAACTCACTCTGTGGATGCTCACCACTCTCAGGGGAACACTACCCCTGTTTGAATGTAGCATATGGTGCCACACATTAGTATCTGTAGATGAAATGCTCTTGTAAAGTTTGTTCACTTTCGTTACGTAGACTTATATCCACGTAAGCTTGGAGATCGTGGGGACATTCACCGCTATGATGAACAACCTTCCCAACTCTCTCCCGAACTCATCTTCTCACTCATTTTCTCCCTCTCTTTCTAGTGCTCCAATCACTGGGCCCGCCCTGAAACCTTCATCGGTTTCTAGGGGGCCTGTGTTTGGATCCACTGGAAAGTTCTTTGCTATGCCCTTGGATAGCGAATATGTAGGTGTTATTCAGAAGTGCCCCTCACTTATGAAACTCTACTCACATATTCAACATCCATACATCCATACCAACCAATTTCGTGAATTTGAACAGAAACGTGCTGCCTCCCCAGCCGTTCCTGAACATGTCATGATTTTGGGTTGGTTGCGTTGTGGAAACGCTTTTCGATTACTTGAATTTTTAGGTTCTGTACCCATCACTACCAATGCCCTTGGCTCTTTGCTTGGCTTTGCTCGTGATAATCATTATGAATTTATGATTAAATGTACAAGACCTGATTTCATTTTCGAAATTTTTGGAATGTGTGTCCAACTTACCATAGTTGGAGACATAGTCCAATGTTCCCCCAATGATCCTCCGACCCTCTCTTCTCCCAGCCACCTTCCTGCTACCACCAGTGATTTATTTACTGATGATGCAAGTGGTGGTGACCTTGGTCTTCGCCCTTACGATTCTGATAACGACATTGATGATGCTCAAAACACCTTTGATGTTGGTTCTCCTCCTTCACAGGAGGATTTGAATCGTCGTTCTGCCCTTCGTGAATTGATTTTCAATGGCAGGAGTTATTTTGTTGACTCTGCTCGTGTTCCTCGGCTTTTGGAAATTGGATTTTCAATGGCCAAAAACGCAGCTTCAACTTTTTCTACTCTTGCTATGAATCAATGCTCAAGTCTTATGTCTTGGTGCGCTGATGCTGGTGCTGGTCTCGTTGAGTCCATTGCCGCCGGTGTTGGTGATCTCATTGCATCTGCAATGGTCAAGAAGTATTTGGGTTCTGTTTTGCGCATTCTCGTTACTACTGTTTCTTATGTTTTCCTTTTAGGAAAGAAATCTAATAGTATTAGTGATTATGCTGCAGCGACAGTCCTTTATATTTCTGCTTGCTTCCCCGATGGCTTTGAGCATCTTAGTAAACATTTTCAAACAATGTTCAACGGATATACTCAAGCAGCTCCCACTGACAATATAGAGTACTTATCTACTCTTCTTGCCATTGGTGGTTGTGCCATCGTTTCTCTTCTCGGCCCTGTGACCACTCTTACCCCTAGTATCTCTTCAATGGGCAAAGTTGCAGCTTCTATGCTTGCAATTTTGCGCTTGAAGGATCATGTTACTATGGATAAGATTCTTGGTCTTCTTCCCTCTTCTGTGTCCCTTTGGCTTCAGTCAGATGACATTAATCTGACCGATGGCCAACGCCTTGTTTTCCTTCAAAACAGGGTTGCCCAGAAGTTTCTTGCGAAAGCAGAAACTGCTGGCGGATCTTCCCCCATGCCCTTCATTCGTGCATATAAAGAATTGTTTGCTTTCACTGAAAAGTGTGCAAACGATCCTGCATGTGCTGTCCCTTTGAAGGATTTGAAGGCCTCATTCGCTTTCCTGAAAAGTTATCATTGTTACTTCGCCTCTAGTCGTAGCAGTGGTAAGTTTTCAGAAGTAGGTCGTCCTGTTCCTTTTTGGATTTATCTTTTTGGCTCTCCTGGAGTCGGAAAGAGTTATGTTGCAACTGACCTTGCTCATAATATCCAACAGAAATACTACCCTGCTTACACTGATTTTCGGAATGCTATTTACACACGAACTCCCAAAGCCTTTTGGGATAGATACAAGTCTCAGCCGATTGTATTGCTGGATGATTTTCTAACTGATAGTAGTGATACTACCATTTTGGAAATGTTGTCCTTAGTTTCTTGTGTTGATCATATGCTGGACATGGCTACTATTGATGATAGTGAAATTGGTATCAAAGGTACTTCCTTTGATAGTGAATTCATTGTTTCAACTAGTAATTTTGTCTCAGCTACTGGCATTCCCGCTCTTGCCAATCTCGACGCATGGAACTCTCGTAGGAGAATCATGTGTGAGGTTGTTTTTACAGGTTATGACCCTAAGAAACGTTCTCGTTTTGTCATTGGGTCAGATAAGTATGATACTTATTTGACTCAAGGACGCCTGGATATGTCTAAAGTCATAACTTACTGGTCTGCTTTTGGATTTAGTGAAACTACAATCAGGGTAACTAAACCTTACCTTGGTTTCAAGCTTTACCATTCAAAGTCAACCAGTATCTGTAACAAAGTTCCTTGTCTTACGTACCCAACTTTTTTTGCTCGGTGTTGTGCTGAGTATGAGAAAATTCGTGACCAAGACAAGAAGGCTTCAACTATGACCTTGGCGGATTATGAAAAACTCCGTTCTGATATAGCTCTTGAAAAAGCTGTACCAGAATGTGAGGATGAATTATCCCAACATGGTCCTAAGAAGAAGCATTCTCCTTCTGTTCGTTCCAATACTCGATGTGAAGCTAAGAACTGCACTTGTGCAGTTCAAGGCGTCACTGAGTGTTCCCTCGAACTTCCCCCTCCTTCCTCGGCGGGACCTTGTGATTTAGACAAACTTGAAGAATTACTTGATCGCCGCCCTGAAGCAGCTTTGCATCCTCCAGGTTCTTATTTTAAGGACATGGACCGATTTGAAGTTTCTTCAGAGCTTGTTCCCCCGCCCCCCTTACCCACTTGGGCAAGGTGTCTCCGATTCTTTGGCATGTTAATTGGCGGTCTTACTAGTGCTTTTGCAGCCTATAAGATCTACAGTTCATACATGTCTCCTCCCTCCGATTTGAGTAATCCTCTTGATGACGTTTCTCCATGTGCTACCCGTTACGGTGGCCCTGGAAGTCGTAAGGTCCGGAACCCCAGACCTGAAAACTTCTTTCATCAGAGAATTGTTCAAACCGGCGGTACCAACGCTATGGTTCATTCTATGATTGCAAAAAATCATGGCGCTTTTGGTATCGGTTCTTCTTGGCTTGGTGGCTTTCTTGGAATATGCAATCATTCTTTCATTGTTCCCCTTCATTTCTTTGTGAATGAAAAGGGAGTTGTGGAAGATGGAACCAAGTTCCTCCTGTCTCACGCAGGAGGTTCTCCGGTTTCATATTATTTCAAGAGATCTCAGATGGAAATGTTTCCCACCAAGAACACCGCTTTTAAGGATATTGTTATTTACACAGAACCTACACTTCCTCTTTTTAAGGATATTCGCAAGTTTATCCCTGAAAGGAAAAGTGCCGAATCATTGGATGTTTCTTTCCCAATGGTATTCGGATTTAAGGTTGTTGAAAAACACATTGTTCTTTCAAGTGCTTCTTTTACTGTCTCCAAACTCGAACACATTACGTCCACCCCATTTGTCAGCAATACTTTGTCTTATGATTATGATGAACGGTGGGTGTTTAATAATGATGGGACTCTGAGTGGCGGCGACTGTGGTCAGATCCTTTCTTCCCGAAATGATCAGACCAATATCTTTCGAGGTATGTTTGTTGCTACAAAGAGTTCCTATGGTTATTGTGTTCCATTGTATCGCGAGATGTTTGCTAATCTTAAGCAGACGTCTGGTGGTGCAATTGAGTTAGATGGTATTCCTTCTTTCCTCCCAGACATGGGACCGTGTCGAATTTTAGGAGTTTGCCCTCCCGATCTTCGTCCAAGGCTTTCTGAAAAGAGTATGCTTCAAGAATCACCCCTTTTTGAAGAAACTTCGATTGGAACGCCAAATGTCAAGTTTCCAGCGATCCTTAGTTCTAAGGATCCACGGTGCCCCCCTGGTATGTCACCTCTACGCAATGTTGCAAAATACGCTAGAGTTGTAAACCCTATTCCCACTGCTCGAGTTGCAAAACTTGGACAATGGATGTCTCGCACCTTATCTGCACACTATCCCACACTCTGCAGAGTCCTCACGCTGGATGAGGCTTTGAATGGGATACCTGGTGTAACCGGACTAGAGCGGCTTTCTCTGTCCAGCACCGGGGGTTTCGGGTGGGTCCACAAAAGACCACCAGGAACCTTGGGAAAAGGATTTCACTATTTTGTGGATCCCGAAACCCAACATCTGTCTATATCTGACCCAGAACTCCAAGAAAGTATAGATGTCTTGACTCGAAATTCCATTGCTGGAATTAAGAGTGAAGATATTTATCATATTGATTACACAAAAGATGAGTTGGTTAAGGAAAAGAAGATCTTGAGTGTAAGAACTCGAATCTTTTCCGGTGAACCCCAACAATATCTCATTGTTTGTAAGCAATTTTTTGGAGCTTTTGGTAAGTTTGTGACAGATTTTCACATGGATCTCCCTTTCAAGATTGGAATGACCGTCCGATCTAATGAGTGGGATTCAATGTGGAAAAAAGCTGCCCGTGTTGGTAACGTCGGTTTCGACGGTGATGTGTTTGAATTTGATGCCTCGACCCATGCCTCCTTAGCTCTTGAGTGTACTCAGGCTATCAATAGGTGGTATAAGG